CGGTGATGGCGATGTAGACAAAGGCGCAGAAGTTATGTATAATATGATGAAGAACCTCGAATCCGGAGGTGAAGTATCTGAAGAATCGCAAGGATTAGAAGGCGCTAGAGCAATGTTTCAAACATCAAAAAGATTAGAGGAAGTATTATAATGGCTGTACAAGAAACAAGAAATTTACCCGCACAGTTTGTAGAAGATTTAGGTGTAGATCTAGCAGAACAGGTAACGGCCCAATCGGGTGTACCCGTAGTAACACAAGGTTTAGCTGATCTTCAAAAAGCAGCGCAAGCGGCAGGTATACCAGCAACAAAACAAGCTTTTGAAACACAAGAACAATTTGATAAAAGAAAAGGTTTATTTGACGCTCAACAAAGAGCAGCGTTAGGTTTTGAACAAAGACAACTAGCTTTACAAGGACTTGCACCACAAGTTGCAGGTTTATCAGGCAGGGAAATAGAAGCTAGAAAAATAGCAGATGCAGGTATTGGATCTTTTAAACCTTTTTTAGCAACAGCACAAACGCTTACAGGAGCAGGGGCAGGAACAGGAGCAGGATCTGTTCAAGAGTTCATGTCACCATATCAACAACAAGTTATTGATACGTCATTAGCAGAATTTGATAGACAAGCAGAAATACAAAGACGAGGTATTAGAGATCAAGCTGTTGCAGCAGGAGCATTTGGTGGCGGAAGAGAAGGTGTGCAGTTAGCAGAATATGATGCAGCATCAGATAGAAATAGGTTAGCGATACAAGCAGGATTATTACAACAAGGTTTTGGTCAAGCAGTTGCAAGAAGAGATAAGGCTTTACAAGATCAATTAGGTTTAGCAGGTTTAGTTCCATCATTAATAGGACAAGACGTTGCTTCACAAGGTCAATTAGGTGGAATAGATAGAGGTCTAGCACAAGCACAGGCTGATGCTACAAGAGAAGCAACAAGACAAGCTACATTCTTACCACAAGAACAATTAGATAGATTCGCAGGTCAAGTAACAGGAATTATGGGTGGCTACCCTGCACAATTCCAAACAACAAACATACCTAACCCTACACCATTACAAACAGCGTTAGGAGTTGGTACAACACTTGCTGGACTATACACAGGATTTAATCCACCAATACAAAGAGTTCAAAACGTACCGGTTACATAATTATGAATAGAACTTTGAAACGACCGATGTTTAGAATGGGTGGTTCATCAGGAACTGGCATTACATCAGGACTTGATAACACACAAGAATTTAGACCTGGTTTTAAATCAGGAACAACTAAGTATGGAATGGGTGGAGGAGATATGTCTAATATTACTGGTATATTTCCACCAAGAGCAACATTTGCATCTGATATGATTGCAGCGAGAAAACAACCATTAACACAAACATCTAATTTTAATACTGCAGCAGAAGCACAAAGAAGAATTGATTTAGTAAATCAACTTGCACCAAGAACAACTGCACCTTTTTCAGCAGGCAGTCTTTCAGGTTTTTTAACAAGTGCAGGATTAAATTTATTATCTGCAACACCAAGAGGTAATATATTTGCTACGGCCGCAGGAGCTGCACAAAATCCTTTTAAAGAATTTCAAGAAGCAAAAAGTAAACAATCTGCAGAGGACAGAGCACTTGCATTAGCTGCAACACAAGCTGCTATCACAAGAGGTGATACATTAGCTGACATAGAGAGAAAAGAAAAGTTTCAAGTAGGAATGGCAGAACAAGCTGTAAAAGATGAAAGAGCACTTCAAGAATTTATTTATGAACAAAAATTAGAGATTGAAAAAGTAAAAGGTAAGTATGATGTGGAGGCAGAAAAAGCTGGTGGTAGTGATAAATTAAACATAGAAGTCACACAAGATTTAATTACAGGTGCTTCAAGATCTATTTTTGATGCAAGAAATACATTAAATGCTGGAGTAAAAGAAGTTGATGGT